ATCGTCGAAGCGCCAGGTCTCGACGTGGTCGCGGTTGTCCGGCTGGGCACCGGCGTTGCCGTACAGCCCCGGCACGAAGGTGCCCTGAGCGGGCTCGCCGCTCGGGCTGATCAGGACACCCTGCTCATTCAGGCTTGGTGCCCGCCAGTGACGCGCCTTACCCGCCGCCTGGCTGTGCCAACGCACCCAGGCACTGGTCCAACCGCTGCCGTCCGAAACCCGGACCATGGCGGCGGCGAGGTCGACCGCGACCACCCGACAAGGAATTACCAGGCAGGCCAGCATGCGGTCGTGCATTGCCGATACATAGCTCACTCCATGGCCTCCGGTGGCAGATAGTTGCCTTCACCACCCGGGCCGGTGTCGGGAACAAAACCCCAGACAAGCGAGCCTGGTGGCTGATTGAGCCAGGGCCACTCTTCCTCGCCGAGATAGATCTGCTGCGTCCACTCCACCAGCCAGACGGTGTAACTATCCAGCTCCGGCTTGGTCCAGTCCTGCATGGCCTGGACAAACTCTGCCTGTTCGATTTCCAGTCCCCAGGTCTGCATGCGCAATAGCACCGCGAGCCGGCCCGCCAGAAATACCGCTTGCTGATGATGATCAGCGTGAAGTGGGTCGGTCACAATCCGGGCTTCCATCTTGCAGACCAACCCCGTCTCGCCTGTTCCCGGATCCCTCCCTGGTTCGAACTCTGCCAGTTCGATGAAGATCGCCGGCAGCGGGATGCTGGTTCCAATGACCGGCCAGACCTTCACAATCGCAACACGGGGCAAACTTAACTGCAGGTGCTGCTCGATGGCCCCATAAAACTGCTGGAGGCTGGATTCTTCATCAGCCACGGGCATTCCCCTTCAGATACTTTTGCAGTTCAAAGTTGAGTTCCTGCTGCAGGACCTGCAGCAAGCGTTGGTCGGCTTTACGCGTCCAGCTGTCAAAGTGCGGTCGCGCCTGTTCCAGCGAGACCTTGGCCTTGGCCAAGGGAAAGCGATTGTCGTTTTCGGCGATCCAGCCCGAACTTGCCCCGACCTGCCTGGTCACCTCGCTGTCGGGATAATCCTCGGCATCGAAGTGTTTGCTCGCAGTACGGATCCAGATATCGGGGCTGTTGCCGTAGACCGTCTTGAGAAACGCGCCCTGAAAGCGCCGCCCCGCGACCGACACCCCGGACCTGTTCTGCCGGGCCCGACCGGTGCGGCTCGCCTCAATGGCATTGAGACCGAACCACAGCTTGCCGACCTGGGCGCCATTGGAAACCGGATAGCTGCGCAGTCGCTGCCGGACGGCCGCCAGAGCGACCCGCTCCGACCGGCTGACAGCCCGGGCAATATGCGTGCGCAACCACCCAATGGTCTTGTTGATAGCTCTCCGCTGAGCCGCAGCAGCAGCCTTGGGCACCACCGCCGCGAAGTCCTTGAACGCCTGCAGATCAGCCGACGACGCCTGCAGAGAAATCATCCCGCCGCTGGCCGAGGGCTTGTAATAGCTGCCGACGCTCATGGCCGCTTTCTCAGAATGAGAGCGACCAGACCGTCACCAGATGGCTCCAGGTTCATCAGATCGTAGTCGCCCCCACCGTCCAGCTCCGGCACATCTACCGTTACCAGCAGACCCTGGCGCAGACCACCGGAATCGCTGACGCGGATCTCAAACCGCGGCTCACGAATGGGCGTGCTGATCCTCCCCATACGAGGCTGAAGCCAGGGTGCTGCGAACATCCCCAGCACGGGCTCCTCCTTGCCCTCGATCCGGGCAGAGTCGCCCAGGGTCGAGAACACGGTTTCATCGGCGTCGCGTATCAGATCGCGAATGCCCATGATCAGAGTTCCAGCAGGATCTGCGCCAGTGGCCGGGTGCACAGGTGCAGCGGGTTGGACTGCGCTTCGCCGGCCATGCCTTTGCCAAAAGGCATTGGCTCGATCTTGCTGTAGTACGGCAGGCCTTCAGTGTTGACCGTTTCCATGTAATCGGCCGGAGCAAACCTCGAGATGTACAGTTCAGGAACCCCCTCGGGGATCAGCAGCGCCTTGTCATCGTGAACAAAGGCCACGCCTGCGATCTTGCCGCGATAGCGTTCCCAGACGATCCCACCGAACTCGAAGCTTTCACGAGCATCACCGCGCAGCGCCGCTGCCTGCTGACTGGCCAGGTAAGTCTCCTTCACGGAGCGATGAACAATCAGCCTGTTCCAGAAATTCTTCCCACAGAGCGCACGGGACCCGCTGCTGGTGATGCTGCCCAGCGCTTCCTCCTGCAAGTCCAGCGCCTCACCACATTTCACCCGCAACTCGGTATCGGGACTGGCAAGGCCCATGGACATCTTTTTGCGAGTCACCCCGAAGGTCTTGTAGATATCCAGGAGAGGAGTTTTTCCGTCCGCATCAAGGATCAGGCCATTCAGAGCCCCCATGCGCTGGAACTCATGGGTCGCGTCCAGCTGTCGACGGCACTTGGCCAGACGCTTGTTGACCACATCCGACACTGCTTGCAGTTCCGACCGCGTACCGAAAGCACGAATGCCCTGGATCTCGTCGGCTCTGATGGAGAATGTCTGAGGCAGGTGAACAGTATTGAATGGGATCAGGTTGCGCTTGCTCCCACCAACCACCAGCCCCGCGGTGCCACGCTCACCTGCTGGCACCAGCGCCAGGGTGTCACCGTCTTTTTCGATCTGCACCGTGATGGTGGGGATGCCCTCCTCATGAAACAGGCCCAGACTACTGATGCGGCCCGGCAGGTATTCCTGTTCGTTGATTGCTGCCGTGAGGGACGACACGGAAAACGCATCGTCGTTGAAGATTTGAATATCAGCCATGAATCTTTCTCCAGAAAGCAAAAAACCCGCTTAAGCGGGTTTGGGATTTGTCTGATGGATAGCAGCACCGTGTGCGGCTACCTTTTAGAAGTCCGTCCGGGTGGTTGTCCTGGCCCCTTTCGAGGCTGCCGACTGTAATCTGCCCGGGCGGGCCCTTCTGGCATCAGCGAACAATCACAGAATGGGTGGCCAGGGCCTTCTCAGCGGCAGGATCCAGGCCGGTCAGGTGCGCTTCGCTAACCTCGGCCAGACGGACCACAGCACGGCCTCGCCGCACCACGTCAGATTCGCCCAGCGGACCATAAAGAATCGCCTGGGCGTTCTCGCTGCCGTCTTCAGCGGTCGGGTTGTAAGGGGCGAACTCACCGGTCGCCGTGACCAGCCCGAGGATCTGGCCGGGCTCCAACGCTGGGCCGGCCTGAACGTTGATGGCTTCGCGAGAAATGGTGCCGGCCCCCTCGGACAGCAGGAACTCACCCGCGTGCATTGGCTCTCGTTGATTCATGATTTTACTCCTTTTGCGGATGGGGTATGTGCGACCTGGCGGGCAGCCCAGATAGAGGACTGATCAATCTGCCTGGCCTGCATCTTGGGTGGTGGATCGCTTTCCAGCGGCAGGCTGCTGTCGATTTCAAAGCCCTTCCCACTGCTGACGATCTTGTCGAACAGGCGAGCCCGAACAGCCGACGCATCCAGGCCAGCCTTGACGTACTCGACGCTGAACTCAGGTAACCGAGCTGCGACACAAAGGTCGTGCACGGCATTGGCCCGATCCAGCGCAGCCAGGACGATGGATTCGCTTTCCAGCTTGGTGGATGCCAGCAACGGCTCTACCAGATTGCTGATACCACCCGCGGCGCAGCGCTGGGTGATCATCAGGGCCAGCTTGGACGCATCAGCCACAGCCGGCACAGGAGTCGGGTCATCGGGCTCCAGTTCAGGATCCGACTCCGGCGGTTCATTGAACTGAGCGAGCAGCTCGGCAGGAGCATGCTGGTAGCGTTGCAGCACCACGCCTTGGCCGAGACAGGCCTTGACCTTCACCCCGTCGCCGATTTCGTCTGCCAGCCCCAAAGCCACCGCCTCGTTGGCAGTCAGCCAGGTTTCAGCATCGACCAATCGCCGCAACTCGGCCTCATCGATGTCCGGCGCCTTCGCTTTGTAAGCGGCAATGATAGCTTCCATGGTCTGATCGAGCACATCGGCCACCTTGCGGAAGTCTTCGGCATCGCCCGAGGCGTAGGTCCACGGGTTGTGGATCATCAGCATGGCGTTGCTCGCGATCACTACCTTGTGCGCGCCGCATACCGCGACACTGGCCGCGCTGGCCGCCAGCGCATCGATACGCCCCGTGCAACGCTCGCCCAGGCGCGCCAATGCGTTGTGCATGGCCAGTCCGTCGAACAGGTCACCACCGACGCTGTTGAATGCCGCGATCACCGGAGAAACACCGTCATCCAGGGCGCGCAGATCCTGCACGAACTGATTGGCGGTGATGCCCCAGGTGCCGATCTCGCCGTAAACAAAAATTTCAATGAGCCGTTCCGTGGCTTCGCCGTTGACCTGCAACGCGTACCAGGTCTTGTCCTTGACCTGCACTTGCTTGCCGGCGCGGTTGTAAATGCGCGGTCGCGCTGTTTTGCTCATGGTTGCTCCTTGTCGTCGAGCGGCTCGACGGCATCGAGGGTTGTGTAATTGAGGCCCAGGCTGGTCGCCCGAGCCAGATCGGCGGCGTTTTCTGCGTCGACCGCTTCAGCGTCATAACCGGTGCGCAGACACATCTCGCTGCGAGATGCGAACCCTGCCTGCACCTCCATCCGCCGTGCCTGTACGTCCTGTACCGGCTGAATGTAGGCCCAGCCCTGTGGAACCCAACGCGTGCGCAGGTATTCGCGGCGTCGTTGTGCGTAGTTGGCCAGCTCCACGGCACCCGACAGGATCGCCATGTCCAGCCACGCTGCCCGTACTGGCCGGCAGAGCTGATGCACATACACGCTGAACTGCAGCTGCTCCAGCCGCCGCCGAAACTCGTTGAGGACCACCCGCAACGCCCGGTCATTAACCTCCCGCATGTCGCCGGTGAGGATCTCGTAAGGCGTGCCCGTACCAGCAGCAGCGGCCATCAGTTGCTGTCGCATGAAGTCCGGATAGTTGTTGCCCGCGTCCGGTGGCTTGGAGAACTCCACCTCCTCACCTGGTGCTAGTTCCTGCATGGTTCCGGGCTCCAGCGCGACCATGGGCGTGAAGCCATCATGGTCGAGCGTCAACAGCTGGCCGGTGACCGGATCCCTCGGCGCTTGACCAGAATCCGGTGGCGGTCGACTGATGAAGCCAGCGAACAAGTTGGCCACCTCCTGCCGGAACAGCACGGCGTCGTCGTAGTTATCGAGGCTGCGCAGGCGTTTCAGAACCGGTGAAAGGCGCGGCACACCGCGCAGTTGGCCCGGCTCGACCGGCTCGAAGATGTGCAGCACCTGAGTGGCCGGCACGCGCACCAGCTGGTTGTAGCCGGCGTTCAGCGATGTGGCATCACGCGGATGTGCCAGGTACATCCAGTACGCCACCCGCTTGCCGCCTGGGGTGAACTCGATCCCGGCGCGGATGAAGTTACCGTCTCGCGTGGTCTCGTACTTGTCGTGAGGCACGAACTCAGGCGCCAGCGCCTGGAGTTGGAGAGGAACCGCTAGGCCCTCCTCCAGACTGCGTGGACGCAGTCGAACAAAGCATTCGCCTGAGGTCTCAACCGTCCGGGCGACCAGCGCCTGCTGGCCATAGAAGTCGGTACGATCATCGGCGTCCGACTCATCGACCCAGTCGTCCCACAGCTCCTGCAGCAAATTGCGCAGGGTGTCGTCTTCGATTCGCGGCCTTGGCGTGATGCCGGTGCCGATCAGGTTGCTGACGCGCTTGTCGATCACGTTGAAGGCATACGGGTCATTACGAACTGCTGCCCGCGAACGGGCACGCAGGTTGCGCAGCGCTGGGGTGTTGATGCTGTTGATCCCGTTGTCGGGAGCATCCCAGCCAGTGGACCGGCGGCCCTCTCCGGCGCCTTCGTAACTGGCCTTGATGTTCGACGGCAACAAGAATCCGCTACGGCTCAGCGTCGGATAATGTCGGGCCATCAGACTCCTTTGCCTCCGTGATAGATCCGAACCACGCGGGAGCGCGGTGCGGCCGAGTTGACCAGCGAGGTGCGGATCTCGTCGCGAGCCCTGATCAGCTCGTCGATGGACCGGTATTCCACGGTGCGGTCGCCGTAGCGCACGGTTTTCTCACCGCGCGCAATGGCCCCCTCAACCGCGTCGAGGTGCTTCTGGGTAAAGGACATATCAGCGTCTCTTCAGGTAACCGCTGCTGGAGCTGCGGCGTTGAGGTGGCGCAGCCGGTCGTGATTGCACAGCCGGTGCAAGGGGTTGCGGTGCGGGTTGTTGCGCTGCTGATTCAGGCACCGACACATCGGCACTGCTGAGGCGCTCGCCCTGAACGGGCTTGATGCCCTGGGCATCGTCGAACAACCCGGACTGAGCCAAGGCCTGACGCACCCGCTCCCAGTCGTGTTCCTTGTAGCGGTTGAGGCCCAAGTAATGAGCCATGGCCAGGCAATACACCATCAGGTCGAGCGCTTCGTTTCGCTCGGCCTTGCCCTTGACCCACTCGATGCGCTTATGGCCGCGCACGTAACGAGCGACCTTGCGCTCTGCGACGCACTGCGCGAAGAAGTCATCGGGCAAGTCATTGGCGAAGTGCAAGGCACCTGGTCCGGACTCGAACGGATAGCGGTTGTAGATCCAGTCCTTTGCCGTGTCAGTACCAACAAACCACAGCTCGGCACCACCCCGCTCCGTCTGGCCCTTCCAGGTGACATCCACCATGGACGGCCGCTGGGCAATCACTGGCTTACCGGGCTTACTCGCACCCTTGATGGCAAACACGTTGCGCCAGCGCCGCACACGGCAGAACTGGTAAACCTCGTCCGTGTGGTGACCGCCAGAGTCGACAGCCACCGCCAGAATGCCCAGGCCAACGCCGCACGGATGGCGATATTTGACCTTGAGCAACTCGTCCAGCGCCGCCCAGGTACGTTCGTCCGCTGGGTCGCCCGCGACAATCTGGTAGTCGATAACCCAGCGCTCCATACCGACGCCCCAGCCCATCGCCATAAACTCCAGGCGGTTGGCCTGTACGTCGACAGCACCGGTAATCATCAACACACCTGCAGGCATCGAGCCGAGGCCGTAAGCCTCCAGCCGTGCCCTGGCCTTCAGCGTGTCGGCCTTGGTCTGCTCTTGCGCGGAGTCCCAAACCTTCGCCAGACGGGTGTTGTAAAACACCTGCATGGGCTCAAGGTCGCCTTTAGCCTGGGCTTTTTTCGCTTTCTCGAACTGCTTGGCCAGGGACCGCCAGTCCATCCAGCCCGGCGGCGAGTACAGCGCATTGAGGTGGAACCCAATTGTCTCGCCGTCACCCTCGGCGTGGGCGCGCCATTCGCCTTTGGCGAGCATCTCGCCCTTGTGGTGTTCCTCGATCAGCACGTCACAGTCAGAGTTTGCGCACTGGTAATGCACAATGCTGTAGTCCTTCGAGTAGTACAGGCGCTCCCATTCCAGGGTTTGCATGTGCCCACAGGTCGGACAAGGGACGTAGAAGTAACGCTGGTCGCTACCCTGAAACAGATCGTCGATCCGGGAGGCGCCCTTGATCGTCGGCGAACTGGAGAAGTAGAACTTGGCGTTACGGCCAAAGGTACTCCCCCGAGTCTCCGCCAACTCGATAGGGTCGCCCTCTTCCCCCACGTCCACCTGCCATCGGTCAATCTCGTCACCGTAGACATAGCGCGCCGACAGCTCGGCCAAGTTGGCCGCCGATCCGGCGGTGGTGACGTACAACGAACCACCCTCGAACTCCTTAGTGTCCATGGTGTTGCGCGCATCCCGCGAGCGACTGGAGGCCACACGCTCGCGCAGAACCGGCGTAGCCTTGATCGTTTTATTGATCCGGGACGACACCCGCTTAGCCAGGCCGAGGCTTGGCAGCAGCGCCAGAATGTTGGACGGCGCCATGTGAATCAGGCCGCCAATCCAGTTCAAGGCGATCTGCGTTTTCATCAACTGCGAGGCCACCATGGTGACCACTCGCTTACAGGGGTGAGCCGGTGACAGGCAACGCATAGGCTCGCGTGCATACGGCGTGCGCGAGGTGCGGTACTGGCCGGGCTCGGCGGCACCGGCATCACGCGGGATGCGTATGTAATCGTCGGCCCACTCATTGATCCAGAGATCCGGGTCAGGTCGCAGCCCTCGGAAATACGCCTCGCGGTACACCTCTGCACCGTCAGGAAATTCCGTAGGCATGGGCTTAACTCGTTAGGTCGTGTTCAAGGTCCGCCGAGGACAGCCGCTCGGCATCCTCCAGCGAGCGGCGGAGCGCCGCCGTCAGGTGCTTCTCGATTTCCCAGGGATCCGTCATGGCTGCCAGTTCGGGAGCCAGTTGTGGCGGCATGCCCAGCAGCTGATCACGCAGCAAGCGACCGGCGTTGTAGGCGCCGGTTTCCACGGCCTTCATGACAACCAGCGAGCCCCTGGCCTTGTGCAGCTCGATTTCCGCCAACTGGGCCAGGTTGTGTTCGCGCAGTGCGCGGGCTTTCTGGAAGTCGGGAAGCTGCCCCGCAGGGGTGATCGCGGGCGGCGGCGCAGCCGTGGAAGTCGGCTCGGCCGAGGTGGAAAGCTGGCCGTAAACGTCGCGCTGAATCCGCTCCTGTTGGTGGCGGTCGGCGACGGCGGCCTTGCTCGGGTCCGCGGTGTCGCGAATCAACGCCTCGCTGGCCAGAACATCCACCAGCTTGCCGTCATCGGTCAGCACCAGTCGGTTGTTGTTTTTCAACCAGGTGATGTAACTGGGCGCCCTGCCAAGTCGAGCCGCGAAGGCGCTCTTTGACAGGAAAAGTGGTTCTGCCATGAGCCCTCCTTTTCAACGGCTTTTCAATGGAAACCTTTCAATTTCAATGGATTGAATTTCAGTAAGCTGGCAGCCCTGCCGCTAACACTTTCCCGCGGGTTTCGAGCCCCGTGTCCTCTGGATATCCCCAGGGTCCCCGGCAATTTCAGGCCGCCCCGCCGCTGCCGGGAGGCAAATCGGAAACGCCCAACCGCTTGGCGGCCCAGCGTTCGTACAAGCCAATCGCAACATCGGCGCCGGCCATTGCTGTGAGGCATCCGATCCCGCCTGCTGCGAGGATCGAAACCCCGGCGGCGTGCAACAACATGATGGTGCCCAGCCCGCAGACCACGCAGGCTCCCGACCGAAGTGCCAGGCGGCGAATCAAGGCCCAGCCCCGGGCGCCCGCCTTGTCAGCTCGCCACATCTCTCCGGAAACACCGCCGACCAGTGAAAGCACAATCAGCATCCAGATCGGCATGTCCACCAGCGTTTGCTGCTCGTTCGTCATTCCCCTGCCCCTTAAACGCAAAAACCCGGCGCAAGGGCCGGGTTTGGTGAGTGTGGTGCCTGCCGCTCTCTGCGGTCGCACCTATCGAAGATGGGTACTTTTTACAGGTCGATTCCGGTGGCAGCAAGTAACTTTTAATGCCACCGAGCAATACGGGTGCGATGTGGGTGTAATGCAGGGACAACACAGAGGTAACGCGGGGAGATTCAACACCTCGGCTATCAGAGCCTTCGGCTCTGTCTGGGCTGTCCCACTTTGCTAGGTCGAAGTAGGACGGCTACAGGCGCCTAAATTCGGGGCTCCGCCCCACTGTCCTACTTTTAACTCTGATTTCTCGTGTAAAGAAGGAATTATTAATACACGCTTGCGCGCCCATGGCGCGTATGCGCTCCCGCTGCGCTCATGTGTGTGCATGGCGTGCGGGAAGGCTGGACGGTAGGACAGACCAGAAACAACGCGGCCCGCGCTTGTCCGGCTGCATTAAAGTGCAGCTGGACAAGGCGAGCCAATAGGACTGTGACAGGCGAAGCCAGGGTAGGAGTCAAGCAGCCTTCCCCATCAACACCCACCATATGCACACGTGTGCGTCGTGCAGACGCTGGTAGTAGGTGTCACGACCGCACCCGCAGTGTGCGTAACGCAGCGGCATGTTGGAGTCATGACTGCAATAATGCTCACGCACGACTGTGGCAAGTTGTTCGTCCAGATGCTTCGTCACAATGAGTTCCATATCCAGCGAGCTTTCCAGCGGCGCCTTGCTTGCGCGTTTGCCGCGGATCAATTGACCATTGCTTTCCATCATCATCGCAACCATGTTACCACCAGCCAGCCCGCCGCTGGATAGATCACTATGAAGTTCCAGAGCCCATACCCTCAGTAGTGCGTCGATTTCCTTAATCATCGAAACAGGGCTCCTCGAACTTCTCCTGCACCAGGGCAACAGCCTTCCCCCACCCTGCCGGCTTCTTGTATGCCCATGGCCGGATCCCGCTTTTGGCGAGCGCTGACAGGCGCACCTTGCGCCATCCAAGCCGATGCATGATCGCTCCGACGCGCATCTGCTCAGGCTTACCCCAATGACCGAAGTCCAGCTTCAATGCACCGGACAGAATGTCCGTACCGGTCGCGGTCTCGCCGATCTGGGACTCTTCCAACCAGCTGAGAATTGGCCCCTCCCATTCGTCCATCACAAAGCGCTCCTCCTGCGCCTCAGCGAACAGCGGGGACTCATCCCGATTTACCCACCAGATATCCCCGGATAGGTAGCAAAACATCGCCTCTGCCCAGAGCTGATCGCGGATCTGCCGCAGCAGCTCAAGCTCGACCTTGGTGCATGCCACCGGCCAATAGCGACGGTTGCCCGTGGCGTCCTTCAGGTATTCGTCCTGGTTGGTCGTACCGACGAACACACACTGGCGTGGCACGTCCATAGTTCTGCGGCCATAGCTCTCGCGGTAGGTGTCGGTCGAGGCCGAGAAAAACTGCTTGGCCTTGGTCGACTCAGCCTTGTTGAAGCTGTCCAGCTCGCCCAGCTCGACGATCCACTTGCCGCGAATTGCCTGAAACCCGTCCTTGTCACCCAGGGCAAAAGGTGTGTCCATGAACCACTCGCCACCGAGGATGCTCATTGCGGTGGATTTACCAGCGCCCTGGGCGCCTTCGAGGATCATTACCGAGTCCGCCTTGCAGCCCGGTTTCATAACCCGGCCCACGGCGGACACCATCCAGCGCTTGCCAACTTTCGAGCTGTATTCAGTCGGAGCAACACCCATGATATCTGTCAGCCAAGAGTCAAGCCGAGGCACTCGGTCCCACTCCAGGCCGTTCAGATAGTCCCGCACGGGATGGAACGCGTGATCATGGGCAACCACGCTGACGGCCTCGATCACATGTGTGGATTTGACCCGCAAGTTGTATTGCTGCGCGAGCCATTTCATTACAAGCATGTCGTCGATGTCGGCCCAATCACCAACGCCACCGCCGTAGGGAGCTGCTCGCAGCTTGACGATCTTGGAGCTGAACGCGCTGAAACCGATCACCCCAGACCAACGCTCATCATTGCCAAGGATCAACTCCACGTTCTGCATGTGCGCAATCAGCGAACCGTTCTCAGTGCGTGCGAGCTGATCTTTCCAGCCGCCTGCTGCCGGCGGTTTGACCACCGCCAGCACTTGCCGGCGGACGGCCTCCAAACCCTCTGCACAATGCAGGTCGTTGAAGTCCGTCCACTTATCCTCGCGCTCACCAGAAAAGATTGGAGCCACCACCTGGCCGCCAACAACCGTTGCGGCGTTATTGGCCTTCTCCTCTCCAGGGTTCCAGGGTTCACCGTTTGGGCGCTTGGTCTTCCAGTCATCATCCCGGCAGACAATGATTGGGCGCCCCGGGAAGCGTTCACGCATGGCCTTGGCGACCGCCAGCAGATTGCCCGCATCAAAAGCAATCGCCACTGTCAGCGAAGTTGCCATATGCAGGCTGGTGCCGGTTGCATAGCCTTCACAGACCAGCACCGGCTCACCTGGCTCAGGGTGCGGGCCAATCAGGTGAAAGGAGCCTTCCTTCGCCATACCATAGGGCCAATAGGACTTGTCACGACCTGTCTCTGGTTGCGCCCCCGGATAGATCACCTGCAGGCCGACAATCTGATCCCGAACGTTGCACATAGGAACGAGGACCGCCCCAGTGCGCGGCGCATAACGCACCTTGAGGCCGACGATTTGCTTACGATCCAGATACGCGCTTCTGCCCTTCTCCGGCATGCGTCTGAACAGGCCCGCCGCCCGGTTCGCCGCCCGGCGAGCGGCATTGGCGGCAACCTCAGCTGCGCGACGCTTGGCCTCCTCTTGCCGAGCGCGCATTACCTCGCGCTCCTCTGGCGACATCCGCCCGGCCTTGACCTTGATCTTCTGCGTCTCGCCCGAGCGCCAGTCACCGAAGCTCCCGAAAATCAGCGTTTCGCCCTTTTCCGTCCGATGTTCGTGGACGACGTACCACCCGTTTTTTTCCTTGCCCTTGTCCTGCGCTGTCTTGCAGCGAGTCAGCTTGCCGAAAACCAAAGGCTGCGCGGGCTCAAGGCCGTAGTCTGCGAATTGCCCCAATACCTCATCGAGCATACCGGGCCTCCCGCGACTCAGTGAGAACCTGACAGCTCACACACTGGGTACACCCAGCCTGGGCCAAGCGGCGGGCCTCGGGGATCGGATCGTCACAATCCTCACAAAATATAAAGGAAGCAGCCGGCAATATCGGCTTGGCGGCACTGCGAGCAGCAAGAGCTTGATCGATACGCTCCTGCACCAGGTCGTTGGCGAAGTCGGCAATGTCAGCCACGGTCAGCACCCCGCGTTGTCTGGTTGACGTACGTGGCGCGGTTGAACAACCCCAGCAGCCCCTGAATACCGCGGAACACCTGCAGACGAATCGCGGCCAGCTCTTGGTCGCTCACCACCCCATCGCCGATGCTCTTGGCCCAAGTCTCGGCCAGATCAGCGACTTGCCGGAAGTACTCTGCGATGCCAGTGGTCAGGGTTTCGGGCATGTCGTTTGTGTAGGTCTCTGCCAGTTCCTGCCAGATCGTGTCGCCGACCAGGGCATGAACGGCATCAAGAATCCGGCGATCCTTGGTCAGTTCCAGGATCTCGCCGAACTCCTGAATGTTCACTGTGTGGCTGGGGTGGGTCGGGGACAACTTGTGCTGCAGCGTGGTGGCGTTTCTGCCGGTGGTGGCGGCGATGGCTGCGGCGCCGCCGGGGTAGTCCCGTGCAGCATGGTAAAGCGCTAGATCGAGTGGCAGGACTTCCCGCTGCGCCCGGTCAACACAACTAAGAGCAATTCGGCTCATGGCATTAATCCTAATAAGTTGCCAGTGCCGCGCGACATGCAGTGGTGATACATTTGCCGCGTGGCTTGAAAGGGCCCAAAAGCCGGCTAGGTCCGCAAGACCGACACCGGCACCGTGCCGGGGCAAGCGATCCGTCGCTCACCCCTGGCGCAACAGCTGCCTCAATCTGTGGTGGAGAAAGGCAGCAACCCAAGGCTTCCAAGCCCTGGAAAGCGCGGTAAAGGAAAGCGGTTTGCATGTGGTGTGCCCGCCTACCTTTATCGCGACCCGACAGCGCTGTGGTGGTGCGTGCCGGGAGGAACTGGGCGGCCTTTCGGTCGCCTTTTTTCTAAGCTGCACTCGGATAAACGGCATCCGGAGGAAAAACATCATCAAGTGAACAGGTCGCCCCCAAGTGATTCAGCGCCGCCGTAATTGCCCTACATTCGCTTAAGCCGGGCGTCCTATGACCAGACTCATAATTGCTGAGTCGAGCCTGAGTCCACCCAAGTAACTCGAACAAATCCCTTTGCTTGATGTTCGCCCCTTTTCTGAGGTGAGCAATTCGGTTCATACAGAAAACTCCTTTCGACGCCGCAACTCTAATCACGTTACGTGATTTTTTCAACACGATAAGTGAGAAAAATACATTTCAATACGTGATAAAAATCTGACATGGATACTTTAGGCTCCCGCATCAAGCGGCTCAGAAAAAACAAAGGGCTCAGCCAGAAAGCTTTGGCTGAGGTTTGTGGCTGGTCATCTCAATCGAGAATTGGAAATTATGAGAGTGATCTCAGAGAGCCGAACCTAACCGATCTGATTCTGCTAGCCCCAGCTCTGGGCGTTTCTGTTGCAGAACTGATAAGCGGAATTGACTCAAATTCCCTGCAGGACTCCATAAGCAATGTGGACCCAATGATCCTTGGCTTATCAACACAGGATCCAAACGGCGCCGTAACAAACCTAGGTGCAACTAAAAAGGGAGTGGTACCCGTTGTGGGGACAGCCAAATTGGGCGTAGATGGTTTTTTTGAACCGCTTGATTTCCCCGTCGGCCATGGCGATGGATACCTGCAAATTTACAGTGATGATCCAAATGCCTACGGCCTACGGGTCATAGGCGACAGCATGCATCCGCGCATAAAAAACGGTGAGTATGTGCTGATCGAGCCGAACAAAAGCTATTTAGCAGGCGACGAGGTCATGGTGCAGACCCATGATGGTCGATCCATGATTAAAGAATTCATCTATCTGCGTGACGGTATTTTTCGATTTGATAGCGTCAACAAGGACCATGGCCCCATCCACCTCACTCAAGTAGAAGTGTCCAAAGTTCATCTGGTTGGAGGGATCCTCAAGTCATCACGGTTTGTACATGATCACTCAAAATAATCACATTTCGTGTTGACTAAATAATCACAACACGTGATATTCGCCTCACTCTTCCACCACAGAGCGAGGCAATACCATGCACACCACAGCAACTCTGCACGTCCACCCGGCTGCTGCTGATCCATTCCGTACCTTTGAAATCCGCCGCCTGGCCCGTGAAGCCGGGTGCGAGTTCGTCGCCAGCAAACCCAAGCAGAAACCCCGCAGCACCCCTGCCCCCTTCGGCCCGAACGGCGGAGGGCATGCGGCATGAGGAAGTACAAACTCGACAATCGCACGCTGCAGCTGCTAAACGCCCAGGTCAATCTGACCGAAACCTTTACTCATACGCTCCGGTCCACCCCGCGGCGTGATGTGCTGTCGTTCCGTCTAAAGGTTGAACGCAGCAAATCCGACACGCTCTTCACTGTCGAGCTGGGTAGCGAACGCCACACGCTGACCCTACCGAACGAAAAGAAGATGCACCTCAAGCTGGCCGACTTTATCGAGGAGATCGTAAACGGCCCCTTCGACCCAAGCAGTTCAGGCGATCTGCTGACAGCTCCTCATGCAAACCGCCGCTTCGGCACCTTTGAAGCCGAACAACGGCAGCAGGTGTTTGAGCTGGTCCGGACAGGCGGCACTCTCAGCCTGGACATGGGGTTCGACCTCCCCATTCACATTGCCCTCCATCGCAACATCACGCGCAAAGCCGTGACGACCATCATGAGCATTGGTGTGAAAAAGCCCCGCACCAAGTGCTTCACCGTGTGCGGTAGCGACACCGAGATGTACGAGAAGATCGTCGAGTCCATCAACCACCTGGCTGCAGTCGCAACTCCTGCAGCACACGCGGCATAGGGGGTTAACCATGGAACGCAATCTCGCCAAAGCAGCCCAGTACCTGGGCATCACCCGGCCAAAACTGATCGACCTCATGCGCGAAAAGGGGCTACTCAACGAGCGCAATCTGCCGGCCTACCCCACCCGCGACCGTGAGTACCTGCGGATCAAAGACGGCCAGTGGTGGCACCCGGAGCTAGGCATGCAATACAGCCAATCCACCCGGGTGAAGCAAGCCGGCCTACCCTGGCTCGCCGAGCAGTTGGGACTTGAGATGCCAGCGATCCCGGCAGACCGTCGTGACGTGGCCTAGGGAATACGCCCGCCAGATCTTAGCCCTGAGCACCAAAGAGGAGCGCAACGCCGCGCTCCTCGAAGTACCAGAACATCTGCGGGAACTGACCAAACGCCACTGCCTTAATGCTTGGAACCACCCGGCAAGAAACAGACGCAAGGAGGCCCAGCCCCATGAGCAGTAACAACCAAGCACCGCTTCGACTACTACCCGCACCGGATTCATCCACCGTAGAGATGCTGCACCACATCTTTGGCGATGTACTTATCCCCCTAGACAAGCTGCGCGTGCACTACTTCAAAAATCTCAATGAGAAGACATTTACAGAGGCAATCAACAGCGGCCGCATACAGCTCCCAGTAACCACCCTGGACCACAGCAGCAAGTCATTGAGATACGCCCATATCCGACACGTTGCGGCATTGATCGACGTCCGCGCCTACAAGGCAGATGAAGAAATGCCGCGCCAATACGGTGTATCACCAGAGCAACCCTAATCGGCCGCCACCACCGGCCCAGCAAAACCACCAGGAGCACACCACATGACTACCACTGAAATCTGCGCATTGATCGCCCTCATCATCAGCACCGGCATGGTGTACTGGGCCGGCTACAGGTGCGGCCTCGTCAATGGCCGCACCGAGGGCATGGAGGAAGGAAAAAGTATCCAGAAAGCTGACAGTTCAGAAGAAATCCGAGAACTGCAGCTGCTGCTCGAACACAGCCGAGGCGAACACAAGAAGCTGTATACCCACTACAAGCACGCCTGGGCGGCTTCGAAACTCGGCGAAGGCGACCGCCAGACGCTGCTGGATATTGCGGAAAAGCTGCGAATTGCTGCAGCCACATTCAACGCGCTACGCACCGGCAAGGCCATCACTCGCGAAACAAACGCCCTCCGCGATCAAGCCCTCGCCATGGCCGCCCTACTTGAGCCGGTAGCTCAGGAGGACGCAGCATGAAGCGTCCTATCCCATTACTGCGCTTGAGCCCAGAGGCCGCCGGTGAACTGCAGCAGGCTTGCACCAAGGCCACCACCGAGTTGCAGGAGCTGTCGCGCTTTCGTAAAGAGTTCGACCGCCAGCTGACCGAGCGGATCGGTGCCGACGCCGTGCGCCAACTGCACAAAGACACCAAGCACGCTCTGCTGCTGGCAGATCTCGTCAAGGAGGCCGCATGAGCGGGATCCTCACCTTTACCGGTAAGCGATTTGACCCATGGTCGCCGGCCGCCAATCTGATCGAACCACGCGACATCACCCACTCGCTGGCGCTCCTGTGCCGTTTCAACGGGCACACCCGAGAGTTCTACAGCGTAGCGCAACACTCCTGCATGGTCGCCGACCTGGTGCCCGACGAGGATAAGCTTGCGGCACTCCTCCATGCCGCAACAGAAGCATACCTCGGCAACACGGGGCGACCGCTGAAGGAGCGAGTACATGTCGATGCAGAGGATTGGATCTGGCACTGCATCTGCACCCGCTTCAACCTCGACCGAAAGCTACCCGTAACCGTCCGCCACGCAGACCTGATCGCGCTGGCCACCGAGCGCCGCGACCTCATGCCAACCGATTCGGCTATCTGGGATTGCTTGGTCGGAGTCGAGCCCATGGTGGAAATCATCCGCCCCTGGTCCGCTGCCGAGGCACGGACCACCTATCACCAGCGCCTGATGGACCAGCTCGCTATCGAAAATCGGAGAAAAGCGGCATGAAAATCGAACAGAAAAAAAGCCAATCCATGCCCGTTTTGCTCCGCAACGCTTGCGGCGTCGACGCGCAAGAAACAAAGAGTCTCTGCTGCGAAGCAGCAGGCATTATTGACCCTATCAGCGCCACTGACGAAGCACTTATACCCCACGAAAAGCTGCGCGAGGCAGCCAGTGTTGATGCAGCGCTGATCGCTCAGGAACGCCCGCCCGCGCAGCCTGTCGTGGGGTATACGCCCCTTCCAACGATGCACAACTACCTATCCTTGCTACAGCCTAAGGACATTCGGTAATGGAACTACAAAGTGAAACCCTGGCCGATGAGGAGCTGTGCACGATCACCGGCTACCAGCTCCCGTCCAAACAAATCCAATGGCTGACAGAAAACCATTGGCAGTTTGTTTTGACCGGCGCGCGACGCCCTGTTGTGGGCCGTGTTTACGCCAGACTGAAGCTGGCAGGAGTAAAGCCTTCTTCGGTCAACGCGGTTGCTGAAACGTGGTCACTCAATCTGGCGAATGTGAGCTGACGCATGCGCAAGAAAACCACAGCCAACCGGGACCTGCCGCCACGTATGGTGCGGCGTATCAGAAAGGGTAAGAGCGGCCAGATCTGGACGTCTTACTACTACAACGGCAGGGATATTAACGGCAAACGAAAGGAGATCCCGCTGGGTACGGACCTCGATCAGGCTAAGGTGGAATGGGCCAGGCTGGAGCGTAAAGCGCCGCCAAAGCCCAACCACCTGATGAGCTACGTATTCGATCGATATGAAAGAGAAATCATCCCAGGCAAGTCGATCCGTACCCAGTCGGATAACCACAAGGAGCTCAAGCAACTCAGGAAAGCCTTTGAAAGTGCTCCTATCGAATCGATCACACCCCAGGTGGTCGCCCAGTACCGCGATGCCAGAACAGCCAAGGTCAGAGCCAATCGGGAAATCGCCCTGCTCTCTCACACATTCACCATTGCCCGAGAGTGGGGCCTGACCGATAAAGCCAATCCGTGCTTCGGCGTTCGTCGCAACAAGGAGAAGCCCAGGGACTACTATGCCGGCGAGACCGTATGGAATGCGGTCTACGCCGAGGCAGTGCAAGAGCTTAAGGACGCGATGGACTTAGCCTACTTGACCGGACAACGCCCCGCGGATGTGCTCAAGATCGCCGCCACCGACCTGAACAACGGTTTTTTGCTGATTGGTCAGGGTAAAACCGAAAAGAGGCTGCGTCTGCGGCTGGAAGAGGCAGGTGTCCAGTCTGGCTTAAGTGCGTTTATCGAGGATCTACAGGAACGCAGGGCCATTAACAGCATTAGGACATCAACGTTGATCACCAACGCATCAGGGCTGCGGATGAGCCAGCAAATGCTACGGAACCGATGGGACGATGCACGAGAGAAGGCCGCAATCAAAGCAGCGACTGATGGCGACCCGACACTGGCTGCTAGCATTCGGCAGTTTCAGTTCAAGGACATCCGGCCGAAAGCGGCAAGTGAGATTGAGTTAGCGCATGCAAGCCGGCTGCTGGGTCACTCAACCGAGGAGATGACCAAGAAAGTCTATCGACGAGTTGGTGAGATTGTTAAACCTACAAAATAGAAATCGCACAGCGCTGACCACATATGAAACAACTATATGGTCAGCATTGCATGCATTCTCTTCACTATCATTACAATTGTAAGAAGCAAATTTGCAGTAACAAAAATCACTAAAGGAGTAACAACATGCTTAGCATAACTAAACTGAAAAGCAGAATCCCCAATACCAAGATCGTATTTCATTCTATAAATAACCGAATGAACAAAGCATAGAGCAACGAGAACAATAGAACTCAATATTGAAAAGCAGATATTATAATAGAGCTGACCGAGCAATTTTCTTTTTGATTCATAAAGAGGGTCCTCTCCCTTTCTGGACTCTAACTTGCTCTCTTGATCGTAAACCAGGACTAAAACCGACAATAGTAAGGCAGTAAAAATTGCCCCAAAATTGACCAGCATCGACGAAACGTCCTTATTGAGATTGTATCCAGCCAACAAACCCAACCCGGCGACTAACACGGGAACTAAAAAAAAAGTAACATAGTCACCTATCGATCTTTTCCCTGCGGGATCAGATAGCGTTGCAATGTGACCCATCAGAATATCAGTTACATTTATCTTGCTACTCATACCTTTACCCCCATCTTAGGATAAAGCGAATCTGCGAGATCTTGTAGGACTCTTGTACACCACTTGTGCAGCGATTTCGACTCCGGGTTTCCAGCTACAAAATCTACGTCTTCTTCATCAATAGCGATCTCGCAAACCTGCTCATCTGCTGGCCTACCAATTGTGAATGTCCGTTTCTTACCGTCAAGTTCGAAAACAACTTTTACATGGGCACACATCGGCGAAAGATATTCAACAACTTTATATTCTTCGCTATTCGGATCAAGATAATCTTTGAATCTACCTAAGGAGGCGCGGCTTGGAGGCTTAATAACAAGCTGCTGTTCTTTGTGACCCAACCTCTTAATCTGATCTGTAATATCATTCATGCCTTCAAACTTTGTTAGCCTTAATTCTTTAGCATAAGCTTTCTCCCACGCAACAAATGCTTTCTTATACGCCAGTGGATTCATCTGCATATTTAATCTTGTTATCTTTAAAAACTCCACACGAAGCAAATCGTGCAGCAATGTTTTTATACCGCCCCCCTTAAAACTGTGAAGCAACGCAATACCTTCATTAAATCCAACGGGCACAAAAAACCTAACATAATGGCGTATTATTTCGGCGTTCTCTTGAGTTTTCTTATAGTCAACATTCCCTGTTTTAATATCTATAATATCATTTTTTACGCCATAGCTTCCGACCTCAAACCAACCAGCGACCTGACGTCGCTCAGGAAAAGTCTTCATCCCCTTGAATCGATAGACCTGTTTCGTTTCCTCAACGATGACAAACTTATCATCCAGTCTATTGACATAATCTTCTAAAACCTTAAACGCATCATACGCCCCAATCTTATCTAGCTTCGAGTACCGATCCTCGATATTTTTTTCATTGCTATTAGGGTCGTAAAAGCGGATCGAATAAGGTGCGATGGCATGCAT